CCGACGGAAGCAGCAGCCCGACGGAGCGGATGAGGATTGATAGGGATGGCTTAACTGTAATTCAAGGAACCCAGAATGCGCTTTATGCGACAACAGAGGATACGGCTGGCACAATTGCTAGGCCATTTATTGTCGGCCACACGGCCACAGCAGTAGGTCAATTCACAGTGTCGATGCAGGTTTACTCAAACGGCGACGTTCAAAATATCAACAACTCCTACGGTGCCATCTCCGACATCACCCTGAAGGAGAACATCGTTCCTGCCTCTGAACAGTGGGACAACATCAAGGACATCGAAATCGTTAACTATAACTTTAAGGAAGAGACTGGTCATCAGACCCACAAACAGCTTGGTGTTATCGCACAGCAGGTTGAAGAGGTCTCCCCAGGCCTGGTCGACACCGATGAGGACGGCTTGAAGTCTGTCAACTACTCCGTCCTCTACATGAAGTCTGTCAAAGCACTTCAAGAGGCAATGGCGCGGATCGAGGCACTGGAGACTCAGAACAGTGACTTAGAAGCTCGTCTTTCTGCTCTGGAGCAAGCGTAGGCATCCTAGCCCAGCTTACGACTGGTAATGAGAACCTCTGACCACGGCATCTCGCTGATTAAATCCCACGAGGGGCTGCGCTTACACGCGTACGCCGATCCTGGGACAGGCGGGGAGCCGTGGACAATTGGCTATGGCCACACTGGTGGCGTACGTCCTGGTGACGTCATTACCGAGGACCAGGCCGAAATGATCCTGCGGTCGGATCTGGACAGCTTCGAGCGTGCCGTGGAGTCCCTACTGCCCATCGAGCTCAGCCAGAGTGAATTCGATGCCCTCGTCAGCTTTGCCTTCAATGTTGGAGTGCATTCGCTGGAAACTTCTACTCTGCGCAGGCGCCTGCTGGCTGATGAACCCCGTTGCTGGGTGTACCAGAAGGAGCTGCCTCGCTGGAACAAGGGTGGCTCAGGTGTGCTTCAGGGTCTCGTGAAGCGTCGTCAAGCTGAGGCTGACCTCGCGTGTCTTGGATACCTCTCCGAGCCCTCCGAGGTGCTTGTAGAGGCCGTAGAGGACGATCTGGTAACATTTCCCCTGGATGTGCCCTACTTCTACCAGCGAGACAGCAAGACAGGCCACGGAGAGCGGATGTGTTTCTCCAGTGCGATGGCAATGACGCTGGATTACATCGATCCCGATGCAATTGCTGGAGATGACGACTGGTACATCAGCCATGTCTTCAAGTACGGCGATACCGTGTCCTCGACAGCACAGGTTGCCGCGGCCGAATCGCTTGGCTTTGACGTCGAGTTCCATACGAACGGCACCGAGCAGGCCTTGCTGGACCAGCTGGACAAGGGTATTCCCACCCCCGTCGGCATCCTGCATAAAGGCAATGTCTGGCACCCAACTGGCGGCGGCCACTGGATCACCTTGATCGGCTATGACGAGAAGTATTTCCATGTACATGACCCGTTCGGGCAGCTTGACCTGGTTCGCGGCGGATACAACATAGACAACGGTCCTGTGGCGGGCAAGGATCAGCGCTACACCCGTGAAAACCTGATGAAGCGTTGGATGATCGACGGATCTGGCGCCGACGGCTGGTGGATGAAGGTCAAGAGCGGAAATAACTGGTAACCTACCCGCAGAATTACTCAAAACGGTGCAAGTCGTTCTTTCTTGGTTACCTGGCTATATGTGGGATCGCGGAACCCTCCGCTCTACTGGGGCCGCAATCCCTCCCACCCAACACCTGCGCGAAGACGGTGAGATCATGATCTACTGTCGCCCAATCTTTCGTGAAGGGCCTACTGTTGGCCTGTTCCTTAAGATGTCTGGGATCAAGGCAGCTGTAGAACGTGGCGAAATCTGAGCATTGAAAAAGGGGGCCGAAGCCCCCTTGATCTTTGTTCCCCGAAGCCCCCACGGCCTCTTTGTTATTCTATCAGTCTTCGGTGTCGTACTCCAGACCATCGATGGATTCAACAAGGCCTCGGAGGTACTGATGAACAGCGTCCTCTTCCCAGCCAGCCTCGACGATCAGGGCGTCGCCTACGGCGTTCAGAGCTTCGGTGTGCCTGTCTGTCCAGTCATCGGTTTCTTTTGCATGGTCCCTTACCTGGACTGCGCTGGCGAGTAGCCGCAGTTCCATGTTCTGCACTTCCAGCTCGTTCGGCTGGTCGTCTTGATCGTTGATCGAGTCGTACAATGCCACTCGACTAGAGTCCACGAGCCTTAGCAGCCAATGCCCCGTGGTGCCCAAAATCTTCAGCACCAAGGTTGAAGACCACTGGACCACGATAATGGCGGTGCCGAAGCTAGCACTGATGGCTTGGAACAACAGCTTTCTCATGACGTCCTCGTGATACTCCAGTTTACCGTTTCCTGAATTTCATGTCAATGAGCGCCTTTGTCTCATCATCCCTGACTGAGCTGTGGGCATAGTCCATTTTTAGGATGGACTTATCAAGGAAGCCGCCGATGCCCTCTACCTTGGAGCCAGTCCAGCGTGCTTGGCGGCCGCGGGTCTTAGCGTGCCAGAATTCCAGGCCACCAGTCCACTTGTCCTCAGCATCCTCTCGCTCGATCTCCTTGCGGACAATCCAGACAGCGTGACTGACGTGGGAAAGGGCGTCAGTACCTCGGATCTGATCCAGGGTCGGAGCTTCTTTCTTTCCGACGGAGTCCATGCCAACACGGTTCATTTGTGCCAGTACGATCAGATCGATCTCCAACTGCTTGGCACAGTTCATGAGCTTGTAAGCACGATCTTCCAGCATGGCAGCGTCAGAGGTCGGAGCACCTTTGTGGCGGGCAAGGACGTGGAAGTGGTCAACCACCGCACAGCGCAGGTCAGGGTTCTTAGCCTTCATCGAGCGGAGTGAGTTGATCACTGAGTCGACGTCAGCACCCCACGGATCCTCGATCAACAGCTTGCCGCCATTCTCCTGGATCTTGCCAGCTGCCATTACCAGGTTGGCCGAGACCTTGTCGCGATTATGGTTGGGAGATTCGATGTCACCCACCTCTGCCCAGTTAGTGTTCGGGTTTGCGACTCTGGTTGCTGCAGCCCAGATCCGTGCGTAAATGGCGTGCTTGTCAAGCTCTGCAGAGATGAAGCCGACCTTGAGGCCACCTACTGCCAGGTTGACCGCAGCATAGACGCCCAGGACGGTTTTGCCGACACCAGTACGTGCAGCTAACGTAAACAGTCGGCCACCAGCGGCTTGTCCTACGGGGCGGACACCGCCCTCCATGTCGATGTCCATGGCTGGCATTCCAGTGCTGACTGGGGGCACCTGGTCACGGGCTTCCATGATCGAGTCGATGAACGACTTGCCACCATTCTTGGGTGCCAGCAGGTCTTCCACTGCGTCAGTGGCATTACCTTCGTTGCCCACAGAGCCACGGAGCATACCGAGACAGCGCATGAGCTCTTCTTGCTGGGCTTCGATGGCCTTGACTAGCTTGGAGTCAGAGCGGATTGCCTGGCCTGCAGCGTGCTGGGCCTCCATGAAGTTTGCACGAGCGCGTGCTTGGCGGAGGAGGTCAAGCGCGACACCCCACTCGGACTCGGCATCGCCGTACTTGTCCATCATCTCGGGATCAGACAGGTCGTTGACCGTCATCTCGAACTCAAGCTTGCTGCAGTACTGGCCGCTGTTGAGGGAGAATGCGCGGATCAAGGAGTCCTTGCTGATCAGCTCCGTTCCGTCGGCTTCGCCATTGAAGACGCGGTCAATCAGGCCACCGATGGCACGGAACACGTCAGTAGACCACAGCTGACGAGGCAAAGCCTGGCCGTGGCCCACACCAACAGCGATGCGGAGGTCTGACCACAGTTCACGGGCTACACCAGACGGACTGGTTAGCACACGGCAAAGGACGATGCCTTCCTGCTGGGTGGTGTCGTCGCCCTCGAACTTCGTAGTGGGCTGGATCTTCTCGACCAGGCGGGCCAAGCCGAATACCGACTTGACCTCTTCGGTGCCTACTCCTGTGACCTTGCCATCTTCGGCAGTGAGCAGTCCGAGATCGACTGCGTTTTGGATGTGCTTGGGGAATGTCATGGCTTACTTGGCGGTGGGGAGGTAGGAGACGCCGACGCTTCTCTCCTTGTCCGTCCAGTGTACCAGGCGTTCACCCTGTGTGTAAATGTAGATAGTGCCATCTCCTTCGTTGTCCATGTCGTGATTCCAGGCATCGCTGCGATCCATTTCCAGGCGAACAACCTCGACCTTGTCCTTGTGGCCCTTGGCGTGGAACCAATCGAGCCAGCACTGGTCGTCCTTGTGGTCGAAAACAGCAGCACGTCCTTTCCCAGAACAGCCCAGGTTGTAAACCTTTTCCACCTTGCCTTGCTTCTCTTCGGTAGGCTCTCCGTCGCCGAAGATGTTGACAAAGTCCCAGGACTTGTCTTTGCGGAATTCGTCGGCGTTAGAACCGTCGCACACTCTGCGGAGTACGACCTGTTCATCAGCGTTGAACCGCTCAACGTAGACGCGCAGCGTTTTCAAGCGCTCAGGAGTAAAGTTCCGCATGGACGGAGCATTCTTGGGCTTGTACTTGTTCCAGATGTCCCTGAGCTCCAGGCGCAACTTTTCGTCTCCAGTCATTCGACGCTCCTTCCGCTCGAGGGTCGACTCCGCCTCTTCCTTTGGCTCAGTCTCCAGGGAGTGGACCCTGCCCTTCTTGGTAATGAAGCCCATCTCGATCAGCTCCTTGATCGTGCGCTGGAGCCCGCGAGCTGGTAGGCCCAGCTTTTCTGCCAACTGGGTCGCGCTACCTACTTCCGTCTCCTGGTTGTAGCAGTTCGCGTCCAGCATGATCCAAACCAGCTTTTGGTGAGGGGTGAGCAGGTCGCTGAAAGTGATTGAATGGGGGACCTTGGTGAAGGCCGTGTTGGCCCTGGTTGGGATGAATCTCATGGAACCTCCGTGGGGTGGCGTTGGAATCATACTAGCACATGCGACGTTAAAGTACGCGTAGTTTGCCGTCGGATCGTGCGTCATTAAACTACGGATCGTGCGTCGTTTGCCTACGGTACATCTATATATAGAGAACTTTCTCAAGAACTTCCTTAAGAAGGGAAAAGACATGGCTGGACGGAAAAGACGATTCACACCACCACCAGGCTTCACGCAGTGCCCCAAGCTGCGGAAGGAGTACGAGGAGCATGGCAAGGCTCTTGGCAGGTTCTACCTGTGGCATGAGGACAAAGCGATCAAGGCCTGGAAGATGCTTGGCGGTGTCCTGGGCGCTCGATGGCACCTTGAGGTTTTTCGGTACCACTGGGTCAAGGACAACCCGCATGATTACAAGTTGTGGAAGAAGTCCAGAGAGGTCGCCAGGGACAGGGCAAAGCGCCGAGGGGAAGACGTAGACTGAAGACATGACTAACCCCGAGCCCCCTCGATGTCTCCAAACCGTTGTCGCCTGGCTGCGTCAGCTCTTGCACCAATCAGCTACATCTCCCTGGTGTCTGGCATGGTGGCCACTGGTGCCAGCCTCAACCTCGTCGGACAAATCCTCCTCATCCCGTTTGCCCTGAAGCATCGCGCCTGGGACATGATCGTCCTGAGTGTGTTCTTCTCGACCGTCAACGTCATCGCCCTTGCACCCCATGCCGCAAAGCTTGCTCGTCCTTCTGCTGCAGCTTCAAGCCGTGTGGAGCGGGCTGATCGTTCCGTGTCTGCAGCCACCGAACTGGCAGGCGTGCTCAACTAACCACGATGAATGGCTGTGGCCTGTTGTCCGTCAAGCCTGGGATCTAAAGACTGGCAGGGAGTTGCCATACCAGCAGGAAGCTGATAGACTGAATCCTGTAAACCTCCCTGAGGACACGAAATGACAACGCTCCCCAACCTCGCAGGCGTAGCCTCAAAGGACCTGGTTGAAAAGATTGGCACTGGCTCATTTGCGGCTGCCTACATCAACTGGTCACGCACCATGAACCTGCTCCGCACCCATGCCCCTGGCTGGATGGTGGACTACGAGCCAACTACAGACGGCAAGCTGCTGCACGAGGCTCCTGTCGGCGGCTACCTGATGATTCGCTTTAAGCACGTTGACGGCACCGTGACTCCTGCGCTACCTCAGGCCGTAATGGACAACCGCAATAAAGCGATCGCCCTGGAGAAGATCACTGCCCGTGACATCTCTGACACCCAGCGTCGCGGAATGTGCATGGCTGCTGCCATGACCTTTGGCTTGGCATACGAGCTGTGGGCCAAGATGCCGATGGAATCTGGTTACAACGCTCCTGCAAGCGAGGAGGCACCCAAGGCAGCCCCAAAGGCCGCGGCTACCGCTACTCCAGCACAGGCCCCCTCTGCGGAGGTTGCCAAGGCATCTGAGGCCACGTTTCGCGAAGCTGCCCTCGAAAAAGGCGTCCACACCGTTGCCATCGACACCCTCGTCGGCATCGTTAGTGACAAGCTCGGCGGCGACTTCGAGAAAGGCCTCGGCGTCCTCAACGGCAAAACCGCAGAGGAACTCAACGCCAAGTACGGCCCCAAAGAAGAAGCCAGCCCAGAGCAGTGGTGATCTCAGCGGATTTATAGATTTCTTTAAGGGGACCCTCATTGCGTAGGGTCCCTTTTTATGGCATACTTAATTCATCCACCTCAACGAGGACCCGAAATGACTAACGACCCAATCCAGGCATGGCTCAACGCAGCAGGACGTTTCCCTCTCCTGCCCAAGTCCGAAATGATCCGACTCGCCAAGAAGCGCGACACCCTGGAGCCTGGCTCCCGCGCCTACATCAAGGTGATCAACAAGATCAGTGAGCACAACCTGCGCCTCGTACCCAATGTGGTGCGCAAGTACATTAACAAGCGCATAGGCTTTACCATGAGCAGCGAGGTTATCTCTGACCTGCTCCAGCAGGGTTACATCGGCCTGCGACGTGCTGCTGAGAAGTACGACGGTGCCCGTGGTTTTGCCTTCTCTACTTACGCCCACCCCTGGATCTACCAGGCCTTCACCCGCTGGCACAACAGTCACGACCGTGCCATCTATGTACCTGAGGGCACGATGACCGAGGTGCTGTACCGTAAGCGCAACGGCAAGCCCAGTAAGTCCAAGAGCCGCACTGTCAGCGAGGAATGCATCAATGCCGCCAATCGCTGTGGCTCCGTCAGCTCTATTGACGTTCGCTTGGATGATGAGGACGGCAGCACTCTGGCCGACCTGATGGGCAACGACAACAGCTTGTATCACAACAAGCAGGGTGAGAGCGTCAAAGCATCTGCCGAGCTCGACCAGCTAATGAACGATTGCGGTATCAAGCCCCGCACTCAGGAGATTGTGCGCAACTACACCAAGCGTGGCCGCATGTCTATCGTCGCCAGCAAGCTGTCCCTCAGCCCCAAGCACTGTCAGAACCTGTACCAGGAGGCTGTCCGCACTATGCGGCATAAGGTCGCTCACGGCTGATAGAATGAAGTGTGGTCGGACCACACAAAACTGTAAACCCTCAACGAGGACACGAAAATGGCTTCAATCTCTCTCGGCGGAAAAGTGACTGGCAAACAGGGCACTCCTGCTGTCACAGTTCGCGAATTCGGCAATGGCGGCAAAATCGCCAAGTTCAGCATGGTCGACTCCGAGTACTTCTACTCAAAGGACGAAGACAAGAAAGGTCAGTTCTACAGTGTGGAAGTGACTGGCAAGGGTGCCGAGATCGTGGCAGATCGCCTCGAGCGTGGTGATCGTGTCGCAGTGCATGGTCAACTGGTTCAGCGCGACTACAACGACAAGACGTATCTGGACGTCAAGAACGCCAGAGTCACGTTCCTGGAAGGTCGTAAGGACACTCCTGCATCAGGCGGTACTGACCTCTTCTGATCGGTAACATAGTTCACCCCTTCCAACCGAACGACCTTAGAAGCCTGGGCCTTGCGCCTGGGCTTTTTTGGTGTTATGCTGAACTCAGTTAACCAAGGAGGTATCCATGGCACAGTTTGGTTTTCGTATCGAGGAAGCGGAAGTTGCTCCAGGCACCCTCGGCCTGCTGTACGACTCAACACCAGAGCTGACAACAGCTGACGTCCGCCCTTTTGTCTGGTCAATCCTGTTGTTCCGTGGAGCAGTCAGAAAGAGTGAGGTGGTTGGAGCTATTACCCCGATGTGCGCCCATAGCGAGCTCTACAGTGGCTGGTCGGAGTATTTGGACGAGGAGGATAACAGAACCCGCCTGGAGTGGCTTGTGGAGGAGGTTCTAGGTGACATGGTTGCCTCTGGCCTGCTGCGTTACAGCACTAAAGCAGATCTCTGGGTCCTCAACAGCTCTGACAAGCACCTACCACAGGTGATCAACGCCGTATCAGGCACGAATGGTAGCCTTCCGCAGTCGTACATTGCAGAAAGGGAGGGAGTTTGATTATGCCACGTAGAGCACAAAAGAAACGCGCACAGCGCCGTCAGGTTCAGCTTGAGAACGACATCAACACCAATGGTATTGACGATCACCGCCCTGGCACCTTCAAGGTGTATGATCAAAAGGCTCGCAAGACAGTCGCATCTGGCCTCAACTGGGAGCAGGCTGTCGCAGTCTGGAACGAACACGGCAAGGCAATCATCTTGAACGAGCAGCACAGGATGAGCCGATGAAAGAAACTGAACAGGAACGGCTTTCCAGGCCATCCACCCCTATGCCTGTCTTTCGTAGAGGCACTCCCGTCAGCATCTATATGGGCGCTGGCTGGGAGAAGGGAACAGTTACCGAGTCGACAAAGCGCCATTGCTCTGTTAGGCTGAATCGAGGCACTAGCAGGTCCAGGACCTGTTTCGACGCCCGCAACATCAAACAAATCTAGGAGGACCCCCATGAACCACGATCCAATCAACAACCCCAGCCACTACGCCGAAGGCCGTCAGTTCGAGCCTATCGACGTCATCGAGGACTGGGAGCTCAACTTCCGTCTGGCCAACACGGTGAAATACATCAGTCGTGCTGGTCGCAAGAAGGACATCCTTGAGGATCTGCGCAAAGCTCGCTGGTACCTGGATAGGGAAATCGCTTCTCTTGACGCCCTGCGCCCATCTGGTGTTCTCAGGGTCTACGAGTTGGCTCGTGAGCTGGGCCTGGATAATCGGGACGTCCTGGAAGCATGTGACGCCCTGGACATCAACGTAAAGTCTCACACCAGCTCCCTTTCGGCACCTGACATCAAAAGGCTTCGCACCCTGTTGACCAGTCCTGGCGTCCAGTACGACGACGTGCTAACCTACTACGGTCAAAGCATTGACGAAAAGGAAGCCTGGCCACCGTCTACTATTAACATCGAGGTGACCGACGAGGACTGGGAAGACTTCTGGTCCGAGGATCAGGCAGACGTGCTCTGGGACCCCTCTGTAGGCCCCGTAGAGCTGTCCGAGAAGGAGATCGTAGACATCCTAGCCAAGAAGGCCTTGGACCAGTTTGAGGACGCTGAGATCGTCGCTACAGTCGAGAAGCGCGGCTTCATCCTGGGCATCAAAAAGGACGGCTCCACCTGTGAGCTAGGCGGCAACGGGAGGTGCTTGTGATGACCAAGACAGTCGCAATGTTCGGGTCGGCTCGTCCGACTCCTGACTCTGCCATCTACCAGCAGTCCAAGCAGGCTGCAAGGCTTCTCTCCGCCGTCGGTTGGACTATCGCCACTGGCGGTGGACCTGGCTTGATGCAAGCCTGCAACGAGGGCGCACTGGAGGTCTGTGACGAGGGCAGCCTCTGCTCTCTGGGGTACAGCATCTTCCTGCCCTTCGAGGCGGAGACTAACCCCGCCGTTCAGCATGACACCCACCACCAAAACTTCTTCACCCGCCTGGAGCAGTTCTCTCAGTGTGATGCGTTCATTGCCCTGCCTGGCGGCTACGGCACCATGTTGGAGATCCTGACGGTGGTTCAGCTGCTGCAGGTCAACCACATGCAGCCACGGCCGCTGATTCTGGTCGGGGACGAGTGGCAGACCCTCATGAGCAGCTCTGAGTTCACTCTCAAACAGTCGAACTACGTCGGCCGCAACGAGGGTCCCTACTGGACCTGCGCCACAGATCCGATCAAGGCAGCTCATCAGCTGATCGAGTCGTGATCTGCTTCTCTTTGGCCGCCATTATGCCCCTGCTTAAGTTCCTTGGGTTCTCAGTGGGGGTGATTGGTATCCTGGCAGCAGTTGGATGCGCCGTCGATGGTTACGCTGGAGATCAGGTATGATCACGCTTGAAATCTTCCATCCGTTATTCTCCAAAGCCAGGCCTCGTGTCACCTCACGGGGAACCTTCATGCCGAAGGCTTATAAGGACAATCAACGCGAACTACTAGCCAAGGTCAAAGAACAGTACGATGGGCCTCCTCTAAAGGGGCCCCTTCGTGTTGAAATGGAGCTGTATGGCGAAGGAAGAGCAGACATCGACAACGTCGTTGGCGCCTTCTTCGACACAGTTAACAAAGTCTTATGGGAAGACGACAGGATCAGTATTATCCCTGAACTGTCGGTCAAATGGATTAAGACCAAGAAAGATCAAAGCGCCTGGTACGTCAGGATTATTGAGATCGGAGAAGAGCAGGAAGAACTGCCTTTCTGATAGACTGAGCTGAGATGCTTAGCTACCCGTGAACGCTGAAATTGCCTACAACCAGAGCGACTTTGCCTACAGAAAAGAGGCTGGAGTCAATCAGTCGAGCCTGAAGAAGATCCTGGAGAGCCCAGCCCACTACCAGGCAGCGTTGAAGCACCGCCTGATCCCGACGCCTGCGATGGAAATGGGTACAGCGGCTCACTGTCTTGTGCTGGACGGCGAGAAGGCATTTGATGCTCAGTACATCAAAAAGCCCGACAACATCAAGCTGACGACCAAGGAAGGCAAGGAGTGGAAGGCTGGTGTTGGCCGCAAGAAAGTCCTGGGCACTGGAGGTAAGGACGATCCCTGGAACGCCGTGCAGGGCATGGCAGAGTCTCTGAGGCGACTTGAGTGGTATGCAGGGACAGGTGACGAGTACATCAAACGCAACGAGGTGTCGGTCTACTGGGACTGGCTTGGGGTGCGTTGCAAGGCTCGTCTGGACAGCGTCCTCGTGGAAGAGGGTATTGTCCTTGACCTGAAAACGACTGATACTGTGGAGCCCGAGCTGTTCACCAAGAAGGTGGTCGGCCTGGGATACGACTTCCAAGCCGCCTATTACGCCAAAGCTGCTGAAGCCGCTTTCGGCAAGCCCTTCAAGTTCCTGTTCGTAGCAGTAGAGCGCAAGGCGCCATACACGGTGGACATCTTCGAGGTGACACCAGACATGATGTCAGAGGGGCTCTACAAGTGCGAGAAGGCCCTCAAGACCTATGCCCAGTGCGAAGCTTCAGGCGAATGGCCTAACCGCGAACCAGTAATCCGTCAACTGGACTACCCAGGTTGGTACAACCGTGTTAGCATGGAAGAGCCCACCGTTGAGGAGGATCTTTCCGATGTCTTCTGAACCCACGATCAAGGTTGACTACGACGGCTACTGGTGGAACTGGGTCGTCGAGCTGGAGAAGAGGGACTTGATGGGGTGTGATCGCACCCTGCAAGGAGCCCTCGAGGCTGTGCTTGAAGCCTCTGATAAGATCAAAGAAACCCCACGCAACACACGGAGGAACCCATGAACCGCGAAGTCCACACAGCCCGTCTCGTCAGCATCACGCCCGACGCTGAGAAGCAGATTGTCTACATGGCCAGGGTGTCCAACCCCAGTAACCAGAACAATCTGGAGACTGCCCCACGCCTGATCAAGTACCTGATCAAGCACAAGCACTGGAGCCCGTTCGAGATGGCCTCCATGCAGGTTGAGATCGAGACCACTCGGGCTATCGCCGCCCAGATCCTGCGCCACCGCAGCTTCTCCTTCCAGGAGTTCTCACAGCGCTACAGCTCTGTCGACCAGCTTGGTACCGTTGGACTACCTCACCTGCGCAGCCAGGACCTCAAGAACAAGCAGGCGTCACATGACAACCTTGATCCTGAGATGGTTGACCTGATGAACAAGCAGATCCAGCAGATCTACCACAGCACCTTCGACTACTACGAGTACCTGCTCAGTCAGGGCGTGGCTAAAGAGTGTGCCCGTAGCATCCTGCCCCTGGGTACGCCCACGAGGCTCTACATGAGCGGTTCGATCCGCAGCTGGATCCACTACATTCAGATCCGCGCAGGCATCGAAACCCAGCTCGAACATCGTCTGATTGCCGAGGCTGTTAAAAGTATCTTCGAAGAGCAGCTCCCTGACGTCTACGAAGCAGCCTTCACCTGATAAACTGAATCAGCGTTGCATCGACGAGGGTCCTTATGGGCCCTTTTTTCATGCCTCGGAATACTAGCCCAGTTCTGAAGAGATTTCAGTCGTGGCAGGGGAGTTCAAGGAATGGAAGCCAGAGGTTAAGTATGATCGCAAGATCTGGGAGTTTCGGCGTGGCTACCACGTCTACGCTGCTGGTCAACACGAAAGCAACGATCAGTTCAACGCCTTCCAGGTCTACCTGCACGGCAAGCGCAACTTTGAAGACGTGGCAGCTGAAAGCGGCGTAACCTCTTCTACGATTGCCAAGTGGGCCAAGAAGTATCAATGGGAGCGTCGTGCTGCCTCCTGGGACACGAAGGAGATGGCCCTGGCCGTCAAGGAAGCTAACAAGATCGAGCGCAAGCGTCAGCGGGATTCTATTGAGGAGTACCGCAAGGCCAACGAAGAACAGGCCAAGATGATGATGGAAACATCTGCGGACCTGATGGCAATCATCCAAAAGCGGATCATTAAGGCAGAGGCAGAGGGCGAAGACATCCCCATGGGCCTGATCAGCGGTCTGATGCGTGCTGCCGCAAACATCTCCGACTCTGGTCGCCAGTCCTGGGCTACGGCGCTGGGTGTCGGCCAGTTGATGACTGTGGTTGACCAGGAACTGGAAGAAGTTCAGGTCGAGATCATGGATGAGAACGAGGACGAAGCCTACGACATCCCCGTTGAAGAATGAGCACTAAACTTGGGGCCGACTTTCTAGAGTACGCCGCGTCTGGTCAGGATCTGATCAAGGACGTCAAGAAGAAAAAATCCGAGAAGAATGCTGAACGTGTTATTCTCTGGAAGTTCATCAAGAAGGTAATGCCTTCTTACAAGTTCTACAAATTTCACGCAACCGTAATTGAACAACTTCAACGCGTCATCGATGGCAAGTGCAACCGCCTCATCCTCCAGGTCCCACCTCGACACGGAAAGTCGCTTCTTGCTTCGCAGCTTCTCCCTGCTGCTTACTTGCTGGCTCATCCTGACCGCTACGTCGGTATTTCGTCCTACTCGGCAGAACTCGCCGAAGGATTCTCCCGCAAGGCTCGAGACTACTTCAAGGATGGTGGCGGACTCCTGAACGATTCATCTAAAGCTGTCAATGCCTGGGGCACTGAGGGCGGCGGTGGTCTGTGGGCTGCTGGTGTGGGCGGTGCCGTGACTGGTCGATCTGGCCACCTGTTGATCATCGATGACCCCGTGAAGAACCGCGAGGACGCAGAGTCGGGCCGCATGATGGAAAAGCTCAATGACTGGTACACCTCCACCCTGTACACCCGTCTGGAGCCCCATGTGGGTGCCATCGTGGTGATTCAGACCAGGTGGTCGGAAAACGACATGATCGGGCAACTGCTGGAGAACGAACACAACGTGTCGGAAAAAGGTCGCGAGAACTGGACAGTCGTCGACCTGCCAGCTATTTACGAAGACCAGGACGACCGCCCGAAGCTTCCTGAGCACTGTCCTGTTGTATCTGATTGGCGTGAAGAAGTAGGTGAGGCGCTATGCCCCCAGCGTTACGACATAGACGCCCTGGAGCGCATTAGAGAAGCAGTTGGCTCCAGGGATTTCGCCTCTCTCTACCAGCAGAGGCCAGCCCCCGAGGGTGGTAACATGTTCGACCCCAGTTGGTGGCAGTATTACGACTGGGACACGCCGCTGCCAGACTTCCAGCGTGTCATCCTGTCTGTTGACGCTACGTTTACCGCCAACAACAAGAGTGACTACGTGGTGGGCACTGTTGTGGGGCAAGCGGGGTCGCAATTCTATGTCCTAGACATGGTCAGGGAGAAGCTGGATGTCGTCGGCACGATGGCAATGATCGCCAGGCTCTACAAGCGCCACAACTTGTCGGGCACTGTAATCGAACTTGCGGCATCGGGTTTTGCTGTCTATCAGATGATGCAAAAGAAGGTGCCAGGATTAATTGGTGTCAGGCCAGAGAAATCCAAAGAGTCCAGAGCAGCAGGTATTGTGCCTATGGTTGAAGCAGGCAATATCTACCTGCCCGCCAGTACACCTTGGCTGGATGCGTTTCTGAACGAATTCGCATTGTTCCCCGCCTCCAAGAACGATGACATGGTCGACTCTTTGACGATGGCTCTGAACTACTGCGCTCAACGCTCTGCCCCTCAGATGACAACTGTTACCTGGGGTCGCGGCGACAGGATCTTGCCGAATGTCGAAAGATACTCCACCTGGTAGACTGTGTGTAGTATTTTAACAGGTTATGGCTCGGAAGCCTGCAAAGTTTCAGATGAGCCAGGAGCAGC